CATTGATGTAAGCCCACCAACACTCCCATTGATCGATGCTAGATGGCGTAATACCATTCGAACCATCGATCTAATCTCACTCCTTCTGACTACGATTAAACGTATCAGAAAATAGGAGTTCAAAAAGGACTATATGTCCATAAATAGGAGGTTATAGAAATGTCTATAACACTGACTGATGGTGGAACTACTACCACCGCTGGTGGCGCGGCTCAAACGTTTGACCGCACCAGTACTCCAGTTAATAACGGCTACGAATATGCCGATGTTTCTGAAACCGATCACCTGGCTAGGCAGAAAGTTATACTCACTGCCCGAAACCCCGCGGAACAAGCTGACGGAAGTTGGTCTAAGCATAAAGCTAAAGGCCAGTTTGTACTTCCCATCACTCTTGCCGATGGGTCGGTTAGCTATAATCTTGTTCGTGTTGAGGTTGAGTACCATCCTGAAGCGTCCGCAGCAAATGTGGACGAACTTCGTGAGATGGGTGCGCAGATGTTAATATCTTCTGCGTACGACAACCTTTACGTTGCAGGCACTTTGCCTGCATAACAAGATCATTCTAACAAAAGGTGAACGATTATGCTATCAAGAAAGAAGCATAGGAAACAGAGGCGACGTAACCTTTGTCCGCTTGAGCCCCTTATGCAGGGGGTTAAAGCAGCTTTAGTACACGACTTATCTGATCGGAATCTTGATCGGATTTGCCGAAAATACGAACGTGGTCAGGATATCCCGACTTCTTTGGGATGGCCTCCATATGTGTTCAAGAAGACCCGTCAAATTAGGGACTTCGACAAACGCATTATTTGGTCAACAGATAAATCGTTTGACGAACTTTCAATGGAATCCTTTAAGGGTTTCGTCGAGAGTCAACAGACATTTCATCTGCCTGAACCCATGAGCCGACGAGCATCGCTCGCACTCCACTACGCAGCCGAACTTTGCCAAAGGATTTTAGGCGAATTTGACTACGAAACGTGGTTCGACTCATGTTCGTATGGAAAGCGTGCCGCTTATAAGTTGCCGAGAAGCATTGCGTATCTTGATGAACGTATTAAACGTTCGTCGGGTACTGTGATGCAACTTGCTGCTTTTGGTGAAATGCTTTCTCGTGATGTGCACTTGCTCCGTGCAGTGCGCAGTGGTCAAAGGCCTCGCAAGGTCTACGACTGTATTAGAGCG